AATTCGCTTGGTGTTCTACCTCTTGCAGCTTCAGCCCCCTGAATGAAACCTATTTGTTCATCACTTGCGTTACGAAGTGTATTTGCGTTGAAGTTTCTACCAGTATCACTTATGTTTTGAGTTGCCTCACCGCCAGCCCCTGTTGCAGTTGGAGGATTAAACCCAAACAAAGAACCCGGAATGTTCCCTGATTCAGAATTACTAATGTCTTGAAGAACATTTGAGCCTGCGCTTGCGTTTAGACCTTGCCCCGGACTAAAGAGACCCTGTTCTTTAGCAAACCCAACAGCCGAAGGATTTCCAATAAAGTTTAGAAAGTTGGCTTGGTTCTGACCAGACTGCCCTGCGTTAATTTCAGCCAAACGTTGTTCTGCACTAAGACCGCCACGAAGTATTTGGTCAATACGAGACTCATCTTGCCCAAGCTGTTGAGCAGCATAAGCATTATTAGCCGCTTGCGCTCGTAAAATTGCGTTTGCGTTTGCCTGCTGGGCTGTATCGCCTGACAAAAGCGCACCAAACCCTGTAGCACCTGCACGAGCAGCATCTTTTTGAGCCGCTGCATTAGCAAGCCCTACAGCATTTTGCCCTGCAAATATCTGCTCTAACTGGTTTGGTGTGCCACCTTGCTGCATAAATCCATATGGAGATGCAGCACCAGCAGCAGCCTGAGAAGCAGCAACCTGCCCCCCTGCTTGAGTAGTAGCTATATCTTTTTGAGCCGCTGCTTGAATTTCTGCAATAGCCTGTTCTTTGGCGTTTGCATCTATTCCAACATTTGCTTGAATCTGAGCAATATCCCGTTCGGCTGCTGACTGAATATCTGCAACACTAACTGCACCCATAGCAGTTTGCGTTGCTGCATCAATACTTGCTTGAGCCTGTGCTTGAACACCAGTTAAATTATTCTGAGATATATATTTGTCAGCGGTCGTTTGAGCCGATGCAATAGCAAAGTCACCTTGCTGATTTATTCGCGCTATTTCTTCATCCGACGCACCACGAGCATGAGCTTCTGCTAAAGCAGACAGCTTTTGAATTTCAGCTACTTCAATAGTAGATTGAGCCTGAGCAACTGCAATCTGTTGGTCACTAATAAACCCGTTATTAACACCAGCAATGTCAATCATTTGCGCTAACAGAGGGTTAGTAATCTGAGTCTGAACAATAGAATCGTCAGGATTACGGACTGGGTTGCCTTCTGCATTAAGTAGCGGAATGGAGATTGTTGGCTGTTGGTTATACCTCTTGGTAAAGTTTGCAATAATGTCGTCTATAGACTGCAAATTTCCAACCATTACTGTTGGGTCAAAACCTCCAAAACCTCCACCGCCGCCGCCGCCGCCAGTACCGCTACCGTCACCACCCGTACCGTCACCACCCGTACCGTCCAAATCCATTCCAATCTCACTAAGAACTTCTTTTACATCATCAGAAATATCTTGAGGACGGAACAGTCCCATTGCGTTACTAGAACCACCCTCCTCAAACCCTGAACCTTCTGTGTCTAAAGGGTTAAATGGGTCTGGAGCATCAATAGTGCCGCCTGTAGGACCCTTCTTGTTGCCGGGAAGCTGCCCCGAACTTGCGTTTATAATAAATCCTGAACCAGCACTGTCTATCTGCTGCTGAAGGTCTGCATTAAACGTACCGGGGTCAAAAGCGAAATCGTTAGTTAGTTTGGCTATTCCATCAGGAGATGAAGCCCTTGTTAGTGAATCTGCAAGCCTTTCAGAACCAGTTTGGATTCCGTCTTTGTCTTTAACTCTAGTTGCAAGACCCCCAAGTCCCTTGCTTGCAATATCATCCAAGGCGAGTCTATAAAATTCTTTTACAGCCTTTTGCCCTTCCACCCCTGTTGGAGCAGCAGAGATTAGAGCCTTTGCAAACGATTCCATTCTTTTTGCAAGAATGTCTCCACGTTCAGAAACAGGAATTAAATCTCCTTTTCCGACAACTTCTGAGCGGTATTTTGAAGAAGAGGAAGCCCACGGCTGTGTGCTTCCTGATTTCTTTTTTTCTTCAGCCGTTAAACCGAACTCTATTCTTGGCTCTGCTTGAATAATTGCATTCAGATACTCAGGACGTTTTAACACTTCAGGGTCAAATGTACCCCCTGAGTACATCGAAACTTCCCCGTTAGCTACAGCTTTTGTTAAGTCATAGTAGTTTTTAGCGGCAGAGGCTCCTCCCGTGTATGTTTCCAACGCTGCTAATTCAGCGGCGCGGTCAGTCGTGTTTGACTTGTCAGGACGAAATCCCGGTTCTTGACCCAAATTAATTCCTTGATTTCCTGAAACAGACTTCCCTACGTCATCGGTTACACCGCTTGTGTATACGAGGTTTCCAAATTCATCCCTTGTCAAACTAGCCATTTACATGCTCCCTGTGGGACTGAAAGGCAGAGGCTTGATTTGAGCCTTCTTACCTCCGGGGGGTTCTAATACTGGTGCGCTTAGTTGCTTTGGAACAGTGTCCAAGAACCGCTTCACCACTTCATCATATTGTGCGAATGCGCCTTCTATCAAGACGTTTTCTTTCTTAGCCATTATCTACCTGCCGGGAGATTTGAGGTTGGAACACGCCTGTCACCAGTTCGAGCAGGGCTACTTATCTGCCTGCCTACAAGGTCAGCTTCCCCTACCGAACCCGGTATTACCGGACGAGTAGTTGTTGGTTGCCCTGTTCCGGGTGCTTGTGGGGTATTACCTGCTGTATTACCCATTTGGAAGTTGCCTGCGTTTGGTAGCTGTGTTGCGCCTTGAGTATCAAGTACCGACTGCGCTATTGCGTCTGCCTCTCCGCCTGTGGCTCCTGAAGCCTCTATGATGCCTTGAAGAAGTGGAATGCGTTGCGCTGCAATGCCTTCGAGAATCCCTGAAATCTGCTCCGACTTAAGGAACCTTTCAGCAAGGAGTTTAGATTGAACTTCGAGGGCGTTAGAAACCCCGCCTTCGCGTAAGGCAGTGTCATGGTCAACGAAACCTTCTCGCCATCTAGTTGCCCAGAGATTGAGAACTCGCTCTCTTTCTTCGGGAGCGGTAGGGTTGAGTTGGACGAAGTTGACATGGTGTCCACGGATGTCTTTGGGTGCAATGCTGGCATCTACTGTTCCTGCTTCCGTTTGTCCCCATACTGTGACTCTGTCTTGAATGACATTTTCTACGATACTCAGAATGATTTCATTCCTGTGTTGCAAGCCACGGTTGGCTGCTGACACGAACGCTGCGAAATTGAGACGACCAATACCGGACAGTACGGCAGTCTCGTAACCCGAAGATGCGCCCGAAGGACGCTGCCCACGAGTTACCGACGGGGCGGTATTCGCCTCAATCGCCTCATCTAACATATTCTTTGCCACGATAATTGTTTGTGGCGGCTCAGGAACTCGTGGTATTTCTATCTCCACGTTTTGAGGAACCACGTTCATGGCTCCCGGAGCGGTGTCGTACTCGTTCAAGGCTTCATCAGCCATTCCCGGTGGACCTTTGAAGTTAGTTACAGGGTGCGTACCAGTAACCACGATGTCGAGATACTGTGAAGCGAGTTGTGATTCAGCACGAATCATCTCGAAGTTACCATCCAGAAGTCCCCAGTACAGGTCTTCAGGTTTGTTACCAATGGTGTCAATGCCTGTTTGCGCCCAGTACATAGTCCACGGTCGAATCTTATAACCATGAGGACGAGGCTTCATAACCCAGCTATTGTTTGCCCTGTAAGCAACTTGCGAGTGAGTCCAAACCTCAATGAAATTGGAGCGACCGGACTTAGAACCTTCCCATCCGGGGAAGTGAGCGTGTATCCACTCGTTATCTATCTCGAAGAAATGAATAATCCAGCGCGGGTCAGCACCGTTGTTAGTGTCCCAAATAACTTGTTGAGGGTTTACTGCCTTAGTAGTGATTGGGAACTCGATTGACCGCTTGTCCATAGCGGCTTCTAAGTCTTTTTTATATTGGCTAAGGTTGTTACCGTCTTCAGGTGGCTCAGGAAAGTCAGCCCACCGTGAGCCAATAAACTCAGTCTTCTCCCACGCAACGCCATAAGAGCCTTGATGGAAGTTGACTACGCGCCGTGTTGGGGTTTCTTGTTCTAGCCTGCTGTTAGAGCCACGAAGGAATTTCTCTATCTTCTCTGCTCTTGCCTGACCTCTTGTTCCGGGTGGGGGAACTGTGATGTCTACAAATGGTGGAGTGATGTGGTCTACAAGAGTTTTGACAACTGAGTGTGCAGTTCCAAGTCTTACCTTCGAGCCGTTTTCAGTGACAGGGAAATCAAACTCACCCTTTACAAACTCATCAACCTTTTTGCATTTAGACCAGAATTTCCCAAACCGTTGGCGACCTTTTGAGAATTGATTATCTATCCACGTATCAGTGATATTGGGTTCGTCTTGAGGGTTGGCTCGTTCTAGTCGAATAGTGTCATCGACGTTTGTACCACTAGCTACCGGGATTACAGGTGTGACCATTATCGAATTGTTCCTGCTTCTAAGGCTTCATCTATTCCATCAAGATAGCCTGCGTGTCTTGCTTCACGAGTCAGCCCAATCAAGCCATGCTTCTTGCGACGTTTTGATATGAAATTAGGACGCAAAGGCTCTATACCCTTTGTTTCCCTTTGCTTGCGTGTCGTCACAGAATACTCTACAGGGTCACAACCATATAAGGCTAGTACCTCCGCGTCTGCCCAATCATCATGTGACCCGGACGATGTTCCAAATACATGCCCACGGTTTGCAGTTTCTTTGTGAGTGGTATCCATTAGTTGTGAACTTAGCTTGTTCCACTCTGCGGGGAAAGTAACTTGTTCGTGTTCGAGGGCAATTCGGTAAGGCAGATACAAGTCGTGGTACTTCGATACTGGCGAGAAGTTAAAGGCAACGACTGGAATTCCTTCAGCCAGCATTTCTGTGTACATGATGTCACGAGCGAATTGACCTCCCAATCCAGTCGAGTCCATGATGATTTGTTTGAGGTTCCAACGTCTTGCTTCACTGCGGATAGTCTCCATTTGAATTGTCCAGTCGGTTTTCAGAAGTTCTGTGACTGAGACTGATTCGCGTGTTTTCCGGTTCTTGACTATGAGTACCGTAGCATCATTGCTTCTTCCGAGGTCTAGCCCTGCAACGTACTCAGCCCCGTTACCAGCAGGTCGCATGAGTTGTGTTCCTATTGCGGCTTTGTCTACCTTGCGGAAGAACGCTCCAGCACCTTCAGGCTGGATAGCCATGTAAAGACGGTTCCAATCGTCTTCCATCATGGTTTCTTTGTCTTCTTTGATTTCTTCTTTTTGGTCTTCAGTCAGGAGCGGATTGTCAAAAGCTGTCCAACTAAACGACTCGCGCCTTCTCGAAGGCGATGCTTTTGCACGTTTGAAATTTCTAGCGAACCAATGAGATGGAGATACTGGCGGTATGCCCTCAATAAGTGCGCGACCCGCTCTTCCGGGGCTTGAGAGGGTGGGTCGGAGTTTGTTCCAGCCAATTTCTGCTATCTCCTGTGCTTCTGTGATATGAAGAAAGTCTAGCCCGACGGACTGTAGGCTTTCAGGGTTATCTGCTGATTTGAGTTCCCAGAAGACTATAGGGCGGGGGCGGGGTTTGCCATCTCTACCACGGAGCCAGCGTCCGTTCCTGTCTTTGAACGTGAGCCACACATGCAGCGCGTCTTCTTTGAAACCACTGCCACGCCCTCCACCCAGTTTATTGTCCCTGTACGGATTTGTTTTAGAGACAAGGTGTTCGGGAATGAATGCCTGCATCTCGTTCCAAACTTGGTACATCTGCGCTTTGGTAGGAGCAACTGTCCAAACGTGAATAGCAGGAACTAGCCTAGCTTCTTCAGCGGTTTGCTTGTTTGGGTCTTTAGGAAACTCGACATATTTGTGGGAAAGAGACTCGATTACCGCAAGGTCTTCTTCGAGTGCCGAACGAGTCTTCCCCCCACGCCGACCAGTTTGATTCCACTTTACTTTAGCTTTTGACTTGTGGAGTTTTAGCTGATGTTCGTGGGGGGTGTATGGCATTTAGTTAGTACACTTTTTTGGCTCTGGCTGGCTTCTTGGCTTTTTTCCTAACCGTTGCAGTTTTCTTGCCTTTGCCTTTAGCTGCACGATTGCCCTCTGGAGCGGAACTGCTTGCGTGTTCAGTTTTACGGAATCTTCCACCGGGGTATCCCGGTTCGTCATACGATACCAAGCCATCAGTT